ATGGTGGACAAGGATGCGTCTGAAGGTGAGCGCAAGAAGCTCCCCCCGGAAGACCCGATGGAGAAAGTTGCGCGGGAAATCGAAAAAGATTCCAAGGGATGACGGGCGACGACCTATTCTCATACGCAGAGGCGTACGCCCGGGTCTCCGACCCCGACACTTCACGCCTTGCGGCAGAAGCTATGCGGGGCAAAGCGGCATGCCGAGTGGAGAGGATCGTGCTGGACGCTATGAGGAGACTGGGCGGGTCTGGAACCGCTTATCAGATCGAAGTGGAGGTGCAGAGGTTGCACCCCAACATCGATTCCAACACAACCTCTCCCCGGTTGAAACCACTGGAGAAGAAGAGATATGTGCGTCGGACTGAGAGAAGGGGACCAGGACGAGGCAACCGCAGACAAATTGTGTGGGAGGTCGAAAACAACTCAAAGGGATGACAATCAGGTTTGTAGCGGTGGACGGGAAGCAGCACCGTGATGTCTACACCATCGGGCGGGAACCCGTGGTGGGCGAAAAGGTTGAGGTTTTGTGGGAGGAAACTGTCGAGGGCGTTACCCCACTCAAAAAGACCAAGGGGTTTAGTGGGGTGGTTGAAAGTGTCTACTGGAGGTTTGGCGAGGAGGTGAGATCGCACACGGTGCTGATTCTTTTGGAGTAATGGAATACACGATAACACTGGACGGAAAAGAGATCGAACTTGCGCAGCAGGTTGGGGGAAAGCGACAGGAGTCCAACATCGCCTGGGGTAGTGAAAACCAGAGAGCTTCCCCCAAGTCGGATTTGGAAATCAACATTTCCGGGTTTGCCGGGGAGATTGCGTTTGCCCGGTTGTTTGAAGTGGATTTGGACATGGGAGACACCCACCGGGTGCATGACACGACCCTGCACGGCACAACGGTTGACGTGAAGACCTTCCAGTGGGGAGGGGCAGACCTGCTCGTCCCGTTCAACAAGAAGGACAAGCAGTGCGAGATCTATGTGTTGATGGTGGGAAAACTGCCCACCCTTACCTTTGCGGGATGGGCGACGAACCACGATGTGTTTGATCGCACCCCGGAAAAGTATCCGCTGGAACGGATAAATTTTGTCGTGCGCCGGCATGAACTGCGCCTGCCTGAAGATTTGTTTGCGATCCACCCGGAGGATTTGCGGCAGATAGTTCAATAACTATGCTGGACTGGCAAAAGCACCCGGTCCTCACGCCTCCGACTGCACGGCAGTTGGCAAGGATGGACCCTGAGAAGGTGCTCGATCTTCACCGGCAATACCATGCTGCGTTGCGCAATGCTGCGCACGATCCCCTGAATTGCGGGTTCCAGATGCCGCACTGGGACAGTGCCGATGCCATGATGACGGGAAAGGATGCGACGAATGAGTTGATCGTCCTGGGCGGAAACAGGTCGGGCAAGACTGTCTACGGTGCGCGTAGTATTATCCGGGCGGCACTCGAAAACGCCGGCAGTCTGATCTTTGCCTTTGCGCAGAACGCGGAAGTCTCGATCCGGCAGGTGCAAAAGACCGTCTACGAATGGTTACCCCCGGAGTTGCGCAAGACCTCGCGCAGTAAGAACCACTACATCTCCTACAAGCGGCAGACGGGTTTCTCCGGGGCATCCCTCATCTTCCCGAATGACAGTCAGATCGTTTTCAAGCACTACACCCAGTTCCAACAGGATCAAAGCATCCTCGAGGGCGCGGAGCTGGGGAGTTTTGAAGACAACTTCGTTCCGTGGGGGGTCTGGTTGGATGAGTATTTGTTAGGACCGGAACTGCTCAACACCCTTCGCTTTCGTCTTGCGACCCGCAACGCAAAGATGCTTTTGACCTTCACTCCGATCTATGGATACACGGAGACGGTGCGGTCGTTTCTGCACCAGGCAGACACGCTGGAACAGGTTTCTGCTGAGTTACTCGACGGGGAGCGTGTGCCGTTCCTCCAGCGCAGTACGCAGAGAGATGCCAGCATCATCTACTTCCACTCCATCAACAATCCATTCGGGGGATATACCCGGATCAAAAAGGATCTGAAGGACCGTCCCCGGGAGGAAATCCTGACTAGAGCCTATGGGGTACCCGTGCGGTCCAGCACCACGGTATTCCCGATGTTTTCCCGGGAAACCAACGTAGTTGCCCCGGACAAAATCCCGCAGGAGAACGTCACAAGGTATCAATTGATCGATCCTGGCGGGTCCAAGAACTGGTTTTGTCTCTGGGTAGCAGTTTCCCCGGACGGGACGTGGTGGGTATATCGGGAATATCCCGACGACGAGGACTGGGTCGAATGGCGAGGGGGGCAATGGAAAGCAGGACCGGGTGCCCGGGGTCGAGGTCTGGGAATTCGGGACTATGTGAAGTTATTCTACGACCTGGAGGGCGGGATCGTCACCGAGCACGACGACGGACGCATCACAACCGACACAAGGGGTGCCGGCGAGAAGATCCATGAGCGGATCATCGATCCCCGGATGTGCAAACTCACCACTCCGAGCAAGGACGGGGGAAGCGAGAACATCCTGTCGAACCTCGATGACTTTGACTTCATTTGCCTGCCTAGCCTGATCCCTCCCGGTGACCGGGGGCATGAGATCGATCAGGGACTGCAAACACTCAACAACCTGATGGCATACGACCGGAATCGCCCGGTGGATAGCGTGAACCGTCCGCGATTCTACGTCAGTGAGAAATGCGTCAACCTGATTCAGGCACTGGGAGAATACACGAATGAAGGTGGTCAGAAGGAGGCGACCAAAGACCCGATTGACTGCATTCGCTATGGCGCCGTGACCGGGATCTACCATCTGGACGAGAGTCTCAGCGACCCCTCACAGGAATCCGGGGGCATTCCCTCCTACGGTTCCCCCAGAAGCTCAAAACCGAAAGGACTGCTAAAATGGTAAATAACGAAGAACAGGAACCCCCGGGGAAGGACGACCTCCAGCAAAAGGATGTTTTAGCGTCGATGCGATGTTCCGGGGGGGTCTTGAAAAAGATCAGGGATGCCCATTTAGCGTCAAATGACTGGTATTACGACGATACCCAGCCTGGGCGACCCCGGATCATGTATCGACCGACAGGCATTGCTAAACTGAAAGTCCATCATGCTGCGGCGGAAGTGTTGCCACTAATGGTTCCGCGATTCTGCCGCGCAGTCGTTTTAAAATTTGCACAGAACCCGAAGGTTGTCATGGCACGGATTGAACTTCCAACCGGAGACTGGATTAAAGCGCCGGTATTCGTGACAGAGAAGATCAAGCAATATTTGGTGCCGGGAAAACCGATGAAGGTTCAACTGATCGAAGATGAGCAAGGTAACAGATCTTACCGGCACGAAAAACTTTGTCCTTGAGCACAGTGACCGATTCCTGTCTTGGGACTTTTTGTACATGCGAGTGCGTATGGCAGTTCTGGGGTCCGTCGAGGAACGAACCTTTGAGGAAATTGGCATCAGCACCGGAAGGGATTCTCGATGGGCATACAAACTCATCAACAATGCAAAGAAACGACTGAGAGGGAGGGATGATGCAAGCGATGAGGAAGAGTAAATGTGACGCTCCCAAAAATAGTTCGTATTGCAGGCGTACCCATCAAGGTCGTTGAGAGGGATCTCAGCGACGATGAATGCTTTGGGTATTACCATCACGACAAGAAGACCATCTTTCTAGGGAAGGGTCTCAGTGCAAAGATTGCAAAAGAGACTCTCTGCCATGAAATGATTCATGCTGCCCTGGATCTCTCAGGGATCAGTTTTGCCAAGGGGTTCCCAGATGAACCCGTCGTCCGCGCAGTGGAGACCTTGTTTCTACCTGCCTGGAAGCGTGTGCAGAAACGTCTCTCTAAATCTTAACTTTCAAATGAACAATGCCCCCGAAACCAAAATTTACAGTGCACCGCAGGCGCAAGGTGCCGATTATTGAATTCACCGATACTGTTGCCGTTAACGGCACCGTCAGACTACTTCTTCAGTTCGATGAGCACTGGGACAATCCTCATTCCAACCAGGAACTGATTGCCAAGCATATGCATGAGGCAGTCGATGAAGGTGCGCCCATCATCAAGGGAGGGGACCAACTCTGTCTCATGCAAGGGAGGTACGACCCCCGAAGGGCAAGGGACGACATCCGAGAAGAGCACAACGCACCGGATTACATTGATAGAATTGTGGAAGGGTATGCGGACTTCTGTGAATTTGCTGCGCCTAACATTGCATTCATGGGCAGGGGCAATCACGAACTGTCGATCCTGCGCCACTTGGAGACAGATGTCATTGAGCGTGTAGGAGAACGTCTCCGTGCTGCCGGGTCATCCGTCGTGACCGGGGGGATCGGGGGATGGATCGTCGTGAAAATTTGTGTCAGCAAGACTACCAAGATTGCCGTTCCCATCTATTACCATCACGGATACGGGGGAGGGGGTCCGGTGACCAAGGGGGTCATCCAGACCAACAGGAGGGCAATCTATTTGCCGGATGCCCAGGTAATTATAACGGGACACGTCCACGAAGAATGGGCAGTCACTTTGTGCCGGGAGCGTTTGAGCAAGCAGGGTCGGACCTATCAGGACGAGCAAGTCCACATCTGCTCTGCTTGCTACAAAAACGAAAGCGATGCGCCAAACTCTACTTGGCACTCGCAGATGGGTCGTCCGCCCAAACCAATTGGCGGAACTTGGTTGGAACTGACCCTGTGCAAGGAATACGACGGAACTCTGCAAGCAGAACAGTCGAAGGGAAAGGCGCGACTTCCATTGTTCAAGGTTGTCGCCAATGCGCGACGGGCAAAGTAGGGACAAGGCACCGTAATCTGGGAGCGTGAGCGATACGGCACAGGTCTATGAATCCGGGTCTCCAAACGTCGATGAACTGGCGCATAACTACAAGGAGACCCTTTCCGAGCTAGGGTCTTGGTTGGATCAATGCCGGCTCAATTACGATGACCGCAGGAACACCTGGCCGGGAAAGCAGGACGATCTGCGCAAGGCAGGATCAGATTGCGTACCGTGGGAAGGTGCAAGCGATTCGGAGAGCATGGTCGTTGGGGAGCGCATCAATGCATACGTTTCACTCTGTATG